TGATCGTCTACCAGGAACAGGTCATGCAGCTGTCCGTCGACCTGGCCGGCTTCACCGGCGCCGAAGCGGACCACCTGCGTAAGGCGATGGGTAAGAAAGACGCCGACAAGATGGCGGAAATGCGCGACAAGTGGGTCAAGGGCTGCGAAGCCAAGTCGGGCATGGACCCGATCACCGCCGGCAACCTGTTCGACAAGATCGAGTCGTTCGCCGGATACGGCTTCAACCGCTCGCACTCGGTCGAGTATTCGATCATCTCCTACTGGACGATGTGGGCGCGCGTACGCTACCCCGCCGAATACTTCGCCGCCTGTCTGTCGATCGTCGGCGACGAGAAGCTGACGGGCCTGGTCAACGATGCGCGCGAGTGCGGCATCGAAGTGCTGCCGCCGGACATCAACATGTCCACCGACCGCTTCACGATCCCCGACGACAAGCACCTGTTGGCACCGTTCTCGAAGGTCATGGGTATTTCGGAGAACACCGCGCGGCGCATCGCGGAACTTCGCGAGCGCAACCGCGGCTGGAAGGTGGCGCGCATCAAGAAGAAGCGTGACGGCACCACCGAGGAGGTCTGGGAGCCGGACGACAGCATCCCGGTCAAGAGCCGCTTCGACACCATCGAGGAGTTCCTGCGCACCGCAGAACAGCCTGGCTCGAAGATTAACAGCCGCGTGGTCGAGAACCTGCGCCTGATCGGGGCGCTCGCGAGTATCGAACCGGGTTCGAAGCCTGCGCGTGACCTGTCGCGGCGCAAGGATCAGGTGGAGCTGATGCCTGGCCTGATCATCGACGCCGTGAAAGCTGACCGGACGACCGACGTGACCGAACCCTTCGTCAAGGCGAAGATCATCCACATCGTCCAGGACTACCGGGGATGTTCCGCCTGCGACCTGGCGGGCCAGCCGCACCCGGCGATCCGGATGAAGTCGAACGTCAAGTTCATGGTCGTGTCCGACTGCCCGAACTGGCAGGAGGAGAAGGCCAACAAGCTGATGGAAGGCGACACCGCGGACTGCGTCAAGACCGCGATCAATGAGGCGAACCTCGCGCCCGTTGACGGGTATTTCACGACGCTGGTGAAGGCCAAAAAGAATGACAAGTTCTTGACGAACGGGCAGCTGAATGGCTGCGCGCAATACCTGAACCGCGAGCTGGAAGTGTTGAAGCCCGCTGTCATCGTGGCGCTGGGCAGCGCGTCGATCAAGCGCTTCCTGCCCGGTCACAAGGGCGGCGCCACGGACCTGATCGGCAAGGCGATCTATGACGCCAAACTGGACGCAACCATCGTCTGCGGACTGAACCCGCAGCAGATTTATCACGACCCGGCGAAGCAGCTCGTCCTCAACAACGTGTTCGAGAAAGTCGCCGAGATCCTGAGCTAGGCAATGCATGCGGGAGGGTAGCCCCTCCTGCGTGCGACCCGTAACATCAACCCGTAGCACCACACCCGAACTGGAGATAAGCATGGCAACCGCACAGAAAGAAATCCCGATTGGCGACGAAGAACTCGACGCGCTGATGGCCCAGCTGGAGGCAGAGACCGCCGACGCCGTCGACGCGCCGGCTGCAGCACCAGCACCGGTGGCAACAGCCGCCGACGATGACGACCTCGACGCGCTCGCCGCCGAGCTGAACGGCGACCCCGACGCCGAGCTGGCCGCCCTGGCTGCGGAACTGGAAGCCGACAGCACGCCGCCGGCCGCGCCCACGAAGCAGGACACGCTCGAAGCGGACCTGGCCGCGATCGCTGCGACGATGAAGAAGCCCGAACCCGCGCCGGAGCCGGTCGAGCACCTGGAAGGTGACGCGGCCCTGCAGGCGGTCGCCGAAACGCTGGAGAAGGAACGCCCGACCCCGCGCGCCGTGCCCACGCCTGTGGCCGCGCCGACACCCGCGGCATCTTCGCCCAGGAAGGAACTGAACCACTACATTGACATGGCGGAATTCCGCCGCGAGATCAGCGTGTCGGTCACGAACTTGGACAACTGCATGATGGAGCAGGCATCGCTGCGCGCCTACCACGGCGAGCAGGCAGCCCACGCGGACGCCCAGCACAGCCGCCTGAAACTGCGCCACGAGGTCGTCGAGGCCCGTCTGTACGACAAGCACCGTCGCACCCTGGCGGCCGATCCGACCCTGAAAGTCACCGAGAAGATGGTCGAGAACGCCGTCAAGCAGGATCCGGAATATGTGTCGTCGAAGAACCGCGTGATCGAAGCCGAGACCATCGCCGCCGTGCGCCGCTCCTGCACCGACGCGCTCAAGGACCGCAAGGACATGCTGGTGCAGCTGGGCGCCGACCGCCGCGAAGAAGGCAAGGGCCAGGTGCGCATCCTCGCCGCCGAAGCATCGCATATGGACAAGCGCGCCCAGGCGGCGGCGGCCGTTGGCTCCCTGCGCTCGGCCTAACAATTATTTCGCCTCGCTTGTGGCAAGAAAGTAAGTCATAAGTGAGCTATAATAAACTTGCCCGACGATGAAAGTCTGACGGAACTAACTGACCAAACCAACCAACCTACGAAAGAACGAACATGGACAAGAACGCACTGATGGCAATGATGATGGCGAAGAAGCAGTCGATGAAAAAGACTGAAAAAACCGCCAAGCTGGAAGCGGGTGAAAACCGCGTGGTGATCCTCCCCGGCTGGCGTGAGGCTGACCCGATGTGGTATCACGACTTCGGCCAGCACTTCATCAAGGACGCTGCCGATCAGATCCAGGCTGTCTATCTCTGCACCCACGCCACCTTCGAAAAGGAATGCGCAGTCTGCTCGGCCCTGGCCGCTGCAACCCGCGCCGCTGCCGACGACGCCACCACCGAAACGCTGGGCAAGGCAAAAGCCAGCCGCACCGTGCTGGTGAACGCCCTCCTGCTCGACTCGAAAGAGCCGAACACTCCGGTCATCCTGGAACTGAAGCGCGGCATCTTCGAGCAGATCCTGGACATCGTGATCGAATACGAAGGCAAGCCGCTGGACCCGGATGCGGCGATCATCCTGAAGCTGACCCGCGAAGGCAAGGGCCTGAACACCAAATACAGCGCCATGCCGACGGCCAAGACCCACAAGGTTCCGGCCGCGGTCCTGTCGAAGCTGCACAACCTGGACGACTACGTGAAGCAGGAGTCCGAAGAACAGCAGCGTCGCGCGATCGGCGCCATCAACTCGGTCGCTGGCGTTCTGCCGGCACCGGGCGGCGCAGACACCCCGAAGACCCGTCCGTCGGCGCTGGCTGCACCGGCCAAGGGCAAGGATGCTGACTTCGAGGATGTGCCTGACTTCGACGCAGCGCCGGCAGGTTCGCCCGAACCGTCGTTGGACTCCGACATCGACGCACTGCTCGGAGAACTGCCGGAATAAGTCGTCGGTGACTGAATTAAGAGCCAGCCCGGTGCCGGCTCTTTTTCCCTTCGGAGAGAGCATGACAATCGAAATCTGGAAGTCGGTTGTGGGGCATGAGGGTCTGTACGAGGTATCGAACCTTGGCAACGTCCGCAGCGTCCCGAGAATCGACAGTAAGGGCCACGAGCGCGGCGGGCACTTGATGAAGCTGACCATGCGGAAGCGTGACGGCTACGTGGACGTAGCGCTCTGCAAGGATGGCCGTCGCGTTCGCGTCAAAGTCCACATCCTCGTTCTGCGCGCATTTCACGGCGAGTGCCCGACGCGAGATCACCAAACGCGCCACCTGGACGATAACCGCGCGAACAACGCGGCGACGAACCTGGCATGGGGTACGGCGCAGGAAAACGCCGACGACAAGGTGAGTCACGGCAAGACAGCCAAAGGTGAATGCAATGGCGGTGGCGGCAAGCTGACCGCGACCAAGATCGCGGAAATCAAAACGCGGCTCGCCGCTGGCGACGTGGGCGCTCATATCGCGAAGGATTATGGCGTCACTCGCGGAATGATCTATCACATTGCAAAAGAACGAGCATGGAGCCACGCATGAGCCAGAAAATCCTTCTCATTGACGGAAATGCAATCGGGTACAGCGCACAACAAGCCACCAAGCTGAACGCGGGCGGGATGGAAACCCAGGCAGCGTTCGGTATCGTCAAGACCGTTCGCGAACTGCGCCTGGAGCACCGCTCCTTCGTCCCGATGGTTCTGTGGGATGGGCGCGCCGAATGGCGCTTCAAACTGAATCCCGAATACAAATCCAATCGCCGCGACACGCCCGAGAAGCGCGCGATGAAAGAGTCCTACGCCAAGCAGAAGCCGTTCATCGAGCGCCTGCTGTCGTCGCTGGGCGTGCGCCAGATGACCGCCTTCAACATGGAAGCGGACGACCTGGCCGGCTACTTCGTGCGCAAGCTGTCCGCGGACCCGACCAACGAGATCGGTCTGATCACCGGCGACGGCGATTGGGACCAGCTGGTGCGCCGCAACGTATGGCGCCAGGATCCGCGCAGCGACGCCAAGCTGATCACCGCCGCGAACTTCTACGCCAAGACCGGCTGCAAGACCCCGTTCGCCTACCTGGAAACGAAGATCCTGATGGGCGACACCTCCGACTGCATCTCCGGTGTGGGCGGGATCGGTGAAAAGGGAGCGCCAGAATTCATCGCTGAGTTCGGGAGCGTGCGCAACTTCTGGCGCAGGTGTGACAGCGGGGAATTCAAGCCGCGCTTGAAGAAACACGTCGGGCTGGCATCGCCCGAGGGACGCGCGCTGTACAAGCGCAACTTCCAAATGATGCAGCTGCTCCAGGTCGAGCCGCCGGCAAAAGCCGAAACGAAGATCGACACCGGCAAGTTCGACAAGGAAGCTTTCGCTAACGTGTGCGAGGGGCTTGCCTTCGGATCGATCCTTCGGAACCTGGACGAATTCACCAAACCTTTCGCAAATTAAGGAGCACCACCATGACCGCAGCAGCACTGATCGCAGCCTTCGACAAGGAATTCGGGGGTAACTCCGAACTGGAGGCAATCACCTACCTCGACACCGGCTTTGCGCCGCTGAACTACGCGATCTCTGGCAAGTACGACGGCGGCTTGGCATACGGGCGCATGTACGAAATTTTCGGCGAGTCGGGCACCGGCAAGACCGCGCTGGCCACCGAACTCATGACCGCGGCACAGCGCCTTGGTGGCGCCGCCGGCTTCGTTGATTGGGAGCGTACTTTCAACGAGGATCTGGCCCAGCACGGCTATGGCCTCAAGACCGACAAGCCGCTGTGGTTCTACAAGCGTCCCGGTACGTGGGAGGAGGGCAACACCCTCGGCGCCAAGTATTGCCAGTGGATCCGCGCCAACAAGGTCATCCCGGAGACCGCGCCGATCGTGCTGACGTTCGATTCGATCGCCAGCGCCATCCCCGCTTCGATGGCCGAGAAGGACTTCAGCGAATACAGCATGAACGACACGACGGCCCTGGCGCGCGTGACCTCCACGACCCTGAAGTCGATGGCCATGTTCGCAGAACGCTTCAATGCCATCTTCGTCTACCTGAACCAGATGCGCCTGAAACCGGGCGTCGTCTACGGCGACCCGCGCACCACGCCGGGTGGCAAGGCGATGGAATTCTACGCGACCGCGCGCCTGGCGCTGGGCAAGGAAAAGGTCATGCAGCAGGTGGCTGGCCAGAAGGAATTCGTGGGCCAGAAGATCGGCATCCAGGTCGTCAAGACCAAGCTGACCAAGCCGTTCAAGGAAACCTCGATGCGCATGTCCTTCGACGACACCGGCATGGCCTTCTTCGACAAGGAATTCTCGCTGATCGAGGAGCTGGTGGAGCAGAAGAAGTTGACCGAGCCGCGCAAGGGCTTCTACGACTGGAAGGGCACGCAGTATTCCAAGAGGCAGCTGGCTGAGAAGGTGCGCGCCGAAGGTCTGGGTCCGGAACTGATCGCGCTGCTCACGTCGGGCGCCTGACCTGCTATTGGATCCGTTTTTATAGTCCATCAGGGACTTTCCTGATGGATTATGGAGATGTGATGCAAGTACAAGTTTTGGGTTTCATCCCGCCGATCACCGGCGTGGAAAACGAGTTCAACACCTTCCGCCTGGGCCACACGATGCTCAAGCGCGTGAAACCGGGCGACGAGGTCTTCCTGATGGACGAGAAGACCAAGATCGTGTTTGGACGCGCGCGGGTGGAGGGGATTGAGGGCGGTACGCTGGGCGAGCAGTGCTTGCTGCATGCCGCGAAAAATCACCGCGAGCTGGGCAACGAACCGGAAACCGCACCGGAAAGATTGTTTGCCTATATCCAGAAAATCTACGGACCACACATCGCGAAACACGATAAACGGTCCACCGTGATCTACCTGAAAAGGATCGAGTAAGCATGGAAGTTTGGAAAGACATCGTAGGCTTTGAAGGGCTGTATCGCGTCTCCAACATGGGAAATGTGATCAGCCTTCATGGTCGTGGCGAGCCGGAGAAAGCGCTGGCCCTGATCCGCAACAACGACGGCTACATCGTCGCGAACCTTTACAAGCAGGGTCGGCTCAGCCGCAAGGGCGTTCATCGCCTGATCCTCGAGGCGTTCGTCGGCCCATGCCCGAAAGGCATGGAGGGCTGCCATAACGACGGCGATCGCACCAACAACGCACTTTCCAATCTCCGCTGGGACACGAAGAAAAGCAACCACGCCGACAAGGTCAAGCACGGCACCGTGATGACCGGCGAGAAGAACCCTGCCTGCACCGTTACGGAAGCGACGGTGCGCGCCATCAAGGCGCGCCTGAAGGACGGAGGGCACGGCATCGTGACCAAGGTGGCTAACGAATTTGGTCTCAAGCGCAGCCTCGTTTCCGACATCAAGTCAGGACGGTCGTGGGCAAGCGTTAGCTAATCCGCAGTTCGCCCATTAACATACGTCATGTGTGAGTGACCAACCAAGAGGCTGGAATGAGCGTCGAATTTACCGATATTCTGCAGTTGCCAAAGCATAAGGGTAGCACCGTGCAAAAGGTCTTTGATACGGACCCCACCTACCTGCTGTGGCTGCGGGACAAGAAGCTGGAGGGCGGTCGCAGCGACTACTTCGACCCGACCGTTCTCAAGGCCCTGAACGGCGTGATCGCGAAGGACAAGAAGGTAGCCGCCAAGTTCAAGGCTTGGACCGAATTGAAGGACGGCCGGTTCTCTCCGGTCGCGCCGACCGCCGCGGCCGCGATGCCCTCGTCGGCTGCCGGCACGCCACCTTGGGACGACGAGGACCGCCGCCCGACCCTCGCAGAAGTCACCGCGGCCCAGGAACGCCAGCGCACGTACGCGGAATCCTGGGGGAGCTTCTAAGTGGCAAAGCGAGAACAGCATAAGGTGGCGGGTCGTTTTTACGGCTGTTGGTACACCACCGAGGGCGGCAACCGCCTGTACGTCGCGCACCGCAAGAAGGACGCCATCTGGCGCGAGAAGAACGCCTGGTGCATCGACATCTACACGCTGGAGCGCTGCCGCGAGCAGGGCGTCAAGGCGATCGGTGTGATGGTCAAGGAGGGTAGCCAGCGCCTCATCTGGCTGACCTTCGTCGAGGATTTCTTCGGGCCGGACAGCTTTTCCCACTTCGCCCACGTTCGCCAGCGTGGACTGCCACTGCCGCGCTTCCGGATCGACCCGATGAAGTCGCCGCAGGTAATCGCGAAGTCACTCAGGATTAAGTGACTTTTCCTGACCACATCCTGACTGCGGTCTTTATCATGACCGTATCGTCAACGAGACAGAAAGGACTCAATGATCGCATCTGCACTTCTTTGTTTGGCAGCCGCCGTGTACCATGAAGCGCGAGGTGAGCCTCTCGCGGGACAGCAGGCTGTAGCGCTTGTCACCATGAACAGGGCTGAATGGAAACCGAAGCGGGTTTGCCAGGAGGTCTACAAGCCAGGACAGTATTCCTGGGTCGGCAAGCATCTATCGCGCGACGACCGCGACGCATGGCGCCAGGCACGCAAGGTTGCGGCAGATGTGCTGTACGGACGTGTCCCTGATTTCACTGGCGGATCGACATACTTCCATGCGCGCACTGTACGACCCGCCTGGAGAAGGAAATTGCACTACATGATGACCCTTGGAGGTCATCGTTTTTATTGTACAAACGGATAAGTCACAACTGACTTTTGGAGTATATATGGAAAAACCATTTGGCATCATCAGCGATACCCACCACCACAACTGGTCGGCGTTCGCCACCGTCGGCCCCGACGGCGTCAACAGCCGGCTCAGGGAGATCCTGGACGAGACCCTGCGCTGCGCCGAGCAGGTGGCGGCCGCCGGCGGCGACACGATCTACCACGGCGGCGACCTGTTCCACGTCCGCGGTTCCATCGCGCCGTCGGTGCTGAACCCGACGCTGGACACCTACCGCCACATCATCAAGAACGGCATGCGCATCGTGATCAACGCCGGCAACCACGACCTCGAAGGCAAGGATGCAGCGCGCATGTCGTCGGCGATCACCGCGCTCGAGGATGTCGGCTGCATCGTCGTCAACCAGCCGAAGTACGGCAGCTTCGACCGCATGGTTGTGATCCCCTGGATCGCCAACATCGAAGCGTTGAAAAAGGCGATCGAACACGTCGATCCCGCCGACCGTCCTAACACCGACCTGCTGCTTCACGCACCGGTCGACGGCGTGATCCCCGGTCTGCCGGACCATGGCCTGACCGGCACCTACCTGGCCAGCCTGGGCTTCCGACGCGTATTCACTGGTCACTACCACCACCACAAGGAAGTCGAGCCGGGCCAGGTTTGGTCGATCGGCAACCTGACCCCGCAGACCTGGAGCGATGTCGGCACCAAAGCAGGCTTCCTGGTCTGCACCGACCGCGACGTGAAGTGGTTCAAGAGCCACGCGCCTGGCTTCGTCGAAGTGGACGGCGCCACCGATCCGGATGAAATCCCGCTGATCGTCGATGGCAACTATGTGCGCGTCAAGACGACCAGCACGAAGGTCTCCGAGCACGAAGCGCTGCGCCAGTTCCTGACCGACTCCGGCGCCCGCGGCGTCACCATCGTGCCGGTGAAAGACCCGAGCGCGGCACCGGTCGCGCGCAGCGGCGGCTCGATCCTGAAGGCGGGCGCCACGCTCGACCAGTCGATCGGCGACTTCATCGCCGCCAAGGGCTTTGCCCGAGCACCGGACCTGTCCAAGGTCTGCCAGGACATCCTCACCACAGTGCGGAGCGCCGCATGACACCGAACCAGGAGCGTTTCGAGCGCCAGCAGGCTGACAAGAAGGTGCGCGAGGAGATTCGCAACGCGGTGAGACAGACGCTGATCAATCGCGGAATCACCGAAGCCGACATCAGCAAGACGGCGGCGGATATGGCTCGCGAGATCGTCAACAACACGCTGACGGAGCGCAAGCTCACGAACCTGATCGACGAGGAGATCACCCGCATGGTGCGCGAGGCGATGCCGACAGCTCGTCAGGTGAAGGAGGTCGTGGCCGGCGCCGTGCAGAAAGAAGCGGCTCGCTACGCCCAGGAGTACGTGAAGAACAACATCGTCCTGACCGTCAATGAAGCCGGTCAGTACCCGCAAGGAGGCACTTTCTAAATGGACATCACCAATCTCTCGATCCGCAACTTCCTGACCGTCGGGCATGCCGAGCTGCAGCTGGACAGCCGCGGGCTGCTTCTGATCCAGGGCGAGAACACCGACGACACGTCGGCGGCATCCAACGGCGCCGGCAAGTCGTCCATCGTCGACGGTATCTGCTGGGCGCTGTACGGCACCACGGCGCGCGACGTGTCGGGCGATGACGTGGTCAACACGACGGCCGAAAAAGACTGCATGGTCGAGGTCACGCTTGACGACGATGGCATGGTCTACCGCGTCACCCGCTACCGCAAGGACAAGACCCACAAGAACCAGCTGTTCGTCCACAAGCAGGACACGACGGGCGCCTGGATCGACCTGTCCAAGGGCACCGACAAGGAAACGCAGGAGGTGGTCCGCAAGATCATGGGCTGCAGCCTGGACGTGTTCAAGGGCGCGATCTACGCGGGCCAGGAAGCCATGCCCGACCTGCCTGGCATGACGGACAAGCAGCTGAAACTGCTGATCGAAGAAGCCGCCGGCGTCGAGGAACTGGCCGAAGCCTACCAGGAGGCGTCCAAACGCGCGCTGGTGGCCAAGAAGGACTTCGACGCGGCCGGCACCCACGTCAAGATGCTCCAGCAGCGCCTGGACAGCGTCGGCACCGAGCTGGCCAACGCCGAAGCGCAGCACAAGCTGTTCGACGACGGCCGCAAAGATCGTGCGCGCGCCGAGCTGGCGAAGACAAAGCCGCTGCAGGACCAGATCACCAGTGGCGAAGGATTGATCGGCGCCCACGACGAGCCGGCGCTGACTGCGCGCAAGAGCGTGCTGGAGGTCCAGCTGGCTGGCCGGCGTGCCGAAGAAGCGGAGCTGGCGCGTCTGCAGGGTGTCCACACCGCTGCTGACCGTAAGGCGACATCCGCTCGGGCCACCGCCGAGGGGCAGAAGCGCAATCTCGACCAGCTGGAGCGCGACCTGGCCAACATCGACGCGAAGGTCGGCACGCCCTGCGGTGAATGCGGCAAGTCGTACTGCGCGCACGACATGGAAGCGGCGCGCGCCACCCGCGAAGCCTCCATCACCGCCAAGAAAGCCGAACTGGCTGACGCCCTGCGCAACTACAAGACGCTCAAGGCGGAAAGCCAGGCCGCCGCGAAGACGGTCGATGACTTCGCCAGCACGATGACCGACGTGTCGGCGGCAGCTGCCGAGCTGGCGCGGATCAGCACCGACCTCTCCACGATCAGCCGCCTGAAGGCGCAGATTGCCGCCTGGGGCCGGGAGGCCGAGAACATCAAGACGGCCGCGAAGGGCAAGCTGACCGAGCCGAACCCCTGGCAGAAGGTCGTCGAGTCCAAGCGCGAGGACCGCCAGCGCGTCGAGAACGAGATCGGACGCGCACAGGACGAAGCCAAGCGCTTGGAAGCGGTCGCTGACCTGTACGCTGACGCGGTGAAGGTGTTCGGGCCTGCGGGCGTCCGCGCGCACATTCTCGATACCGTCACGCCATTTCTGAACGCGCAGACCACCGAGTATCTGGGCGCGCTGGCGGACGGGAACATTCACGCGACGTGGTCGACGCTGGCGAAGACGGCGAAGGGCGAGCTGAAGGAGAAGTTCAACATCGAGGTGGAGAACGACAAGGGCGGCAAGACCTTCAAGGCCCTGTCCGGTGGCGAGAAGCGCAAGGTGCGCCTGGCGGCCGCGATGGCGCTGCAGGACATGGTCGCCTCGCGCGCCGAGAAGCCCATCAACCTGTGGATCGGCGACGAGATCGACCACGCGCTCGACGAACCGGGCCAGGAACGCCTGATCGGTGTTCTGGAGAAGAAAGCGAAGGAGCGCGGCACCGTGCTGGTGATCAGCCACAACGCCCTGACGGACTGGATCGACAACGTCATCCACGTCAAGAAGACGGGCGGCGTGTCGGCCGTGTCGGGCGCAACCCATCGTGGCTTCTAAGCGAAACGATTTCCTCGACGCTGTGGGCTATCTGCTGGCAACGCCAGGTGCCCGCAGCGACGACGACATTTTCAAGGCCCCCATCAGCGCTGATGCGGGGCCTGCACCACTTCAAACGCAGGAGATTGATATGAGCAGCGATGCAAAAAAGGAAATGCAGATCGAGCTGGAAAAGCTCTCCGCACGAATTACGGACCATTTCAAGGAGCAGGCCGAGTCGGACTTGACCGTCTCGCTCATGTCGCCTGGCATGCTGACGGTCAACGTCCAGGGCAAGGGCTACCGCAAGCAGAACCACATCGGCGGCGAGGACTTCATTGCCAGCAGCGTCTACATCGGCGCACAAGGCAAGCTCATCTTCAAGTTCAAGCCGGTGGCTGCCGCGCAGTACATCGAAATGGAAATGAACGAGGTCGACGCAGCGGCGAACCTGAGCGGGTTCCGCTCCCTGGCCAACATTGCAGCCGGCGGCGACTTCTTCGCCGAGCTGCGCAACATTCGCGCGCTTGCCAGCCGGGCCAAGCAGGCGCAGGAGGTCGTCGAGAAGGCGGCCGTGTACGAGAACTTCGGCTCCTGGTAAATGAAAGGAATGACAATGAGCAACAGCATGAAAATCGTGGGCATGGATCCGAGCCTGTCCAATTTCGGCGTCGTCCACGCTACGCTGGACCTGGACACCATGAAAATCGCGCCGACGGCCATGACCGTCGTGCAGACCGAACCCGAGAAGGACAAGAAGGTCAGGAAGCAGGTCCGCAAGAACAGCGAGGATCTGGATCGGGCACGCACCCTGTACCGCGGCGCGATGGAAGCGGTCGACGGCCCCATGATGGCCTTCATCGAGGTGCCGGTGGGCAGCCAGTCGGCGCGCGCTATGGCGTCCTACGGGGTGTGCCTGGGCGTGATTGCGGCCGTCGCGGAGACGCTGCCGATCGTGCAGGTGACGCCCACCGACGTGAAGCTGGCCGGCAGCGGCGTCAAGACCGCAACGAAGCACGAAATGATCGAGGCGATGGTTGCGAAGTACCCGGACGCGCCGTGGCCCCGCTACGAGCAGAACGGGAAAGGCTACAAGAAGGGTGATATCCACGCCGGCGAAGCCGAGCACATCGCCGACGCCCTGGCTGCCATCGAGGCGGGCATCGTGTCGGATGAATTCCGGCAGACGGTGGCTGTTTTCAAGGCGACGCCGTTCTTCAAGCAGATGTTGGCGAAGTCCGTGTAACGATTCATTTTGATAGATAAGTCACTGCTGAGGTATAGTTAGTATGTGACTTATCTCTGGAGAGAACGATGGCCTTCATCAATGACCTTTTCAAAGCCGGCTGGTCGACAAGTAAGCCAGGCGATATGAAAAACCCATCCCACATGGGGATGCACCAGCTGGACGCCAGCGCCGCCCAGACTGAGATCGACGCCGAGAGAAAGCGCAAGCAAGCCGCTTTTGCCCAAGCCATGTCCGCCACGACCGACATTCGCAATCGCGAGAGCTTGGTGGAGACGATCGACTCGCTCAAGAGAATGGGCCTCACCGACAGCCACATCAGCAGCATCGCCGATCGCTACAACGTCGGCGCCATGCGCGCCCAAGTGATCGCCGACCTCGCTGCAGAAGCCGAAAGCAAACCGAATCCCGACCGCCCGCAGACGGAAGTGGATGCGTGGTGATCCCCTGTCACTTATAGTAAGTTCTTAATGACTTATCTATAATCCGAACCCCAACCAACGCAACAAAGGAAGTATAAGAATGGAAGTTACGAAGCGCGACGGCTCGCGTGAAGCCCTGAACATCGAAAAGATCCACAAGCAGGCTGAGTACGCCTGCCGCGGCCTGAACGTGTCGCAGTCCGAACTCGAGCTGGGCGCCAATATCCAGTTCTTCGACGGCATCAAGACCAGCCAGATCCACAACGCAATGGTCGGCAGCGCCGCGGCGATGATCTCGACCGAGTGCCAGGACGCCACCTTCGCGGCAGCCCGCCTGGTGCTGCTGGGCCTGTACAAGGAAGCCTGGGACAGCATCGCGTATCCGCACCTGCGCACCTACATCGAAGCCGGCATCGGCGCCGAGAAGCTGCACCCGTCGCTGGGACGCCTGTTCGACCTGGACAAGCTCAACGCCGCCATCGACCCGACCCGTGACGAGCTGTTCAACTACATCGGCATCCAGACGTTGGCTGACCGCTATCTGATCCGCAACAAGGTGCGCTGCGTCATCGAGTTGCCGCAGCACTTCTACATGCGCGTGGCGATGGGCCTGGCGCTGCGTGAAATCGACCCGACGGCGCGCGCCATCGAGTTCTACGACGTGTTGTCCACGTTCGACTTCATGTCGTCGACGCCGACCCTGTTCAACGCCGGCACTTTGCACAGCCAGCTGGCCTCGTGCTTCCTGAACACGGTCGCCGACACCCTGGACGCCGAAGAAGACGCCGAGGGCAATTTCAAGATCAATCGCTTCGCCTCGATCTACGGCACGATCACCGAATGTTCCAACCTGTCGAAGTACGCCGGCGGCATCGGCACCGACTGGAACCGCGTGCGCGGCGAGGGCGACTGGATCCGCGGCACCGACGGCATCTCCTCGGGCACCGTTCCTTACCTGAAGGTCTACAACGACACCGCCGTCGCCGTGAACCAAGGCGGCAAGCGCCAGGGTTCGTTCGCGCCGTACCTGGAGCTGTGGCATCCGGACGCCTACGACTTCATGGACCTGAAGAAGGAATCGGGCGACGAGCGCCGTCGCGCGCACGACATCTATCCCGCCTGGTGGGGCTGTGACCTGTTCTTCCAGCGCGTGGAAGCGCGCGGCACCTGGAGCTTCTTCTCGCCGAAGGAATACCCGGAGCTGCATGAGCTGTTCGGCGACGCCTTCGAGGCCCGCTATGTTGAGCTGGAAGTCGCCGGCAAGTTCGCCAAGCAGGTGCCGGCGATCGACATGTGGAAGCGCATGCTCGCCTCCCTGTTCGAGACGGGCCACCCCTGGAT